ACCGTTTATTCTGCGCGACCGGACGTTGAACGACGGATCGACAGTAAATACGTCAGCTAACTATACGCTTGGGCCCCTGGAAGCCGTAATCTGGAAGGTATCATGACTGTTACGGTTGATGTAGTCACAGAGTCCAACAGGACTGATAATACAAACCCGTACACCTTCTCCCACACGGGGGGAACTGGCCCCAAAGGGGTTCTGTTGATTATCAATCAGAACGGCGACGATGCTGATTTGATTGGAGAAGCCTCGACGGTTAGCTATGGCGGGACGGCTATGACGCGAGTGCAGTATGCAGCAAACGGGGTTGCTACGCCTAGCGGTGGAGCATCGTACATCTACTTTTTAGGGGCCAGCGTCCCTACGGGAACGCAAACAGTCTCTTGCACCTTTGCGACAGCGAATTCTCGTAGTGTACAGTTTACCTGTGTAACACTAGACGGTGCTGACGATCTCGAAGTCGTAGACAGTGCCATACTAGAATCTACAGGAGCAACCGACCCGCAGAGTAGTCTAACGTATGGTGGCCGTACTTGCATGGCTTTTGCAGGGCTTTTAGGCGGACGCAACGCAGTCTCAGACTATACTGCCGTAGCCAACACTACAGAGTTGCACAGTGAGGACTTTGGAGCGCGTGTAGGATTCTCGCAGAGGCAGACAACTGCCGGAAGCTCTGACTTCACGGTAGGGTACACTGCATCAAGCGGCTCTATAGCAATGACGGCTTGCGCTGTCTCTGAGAGCGCGAATGCGGTATCTGTTGATTCTGTCGGATCTGCTGACCTAGAAATTGTCTACGACAACGAACTGCGCGTAGAGATTGATGGTACGAATTTCTCGGCATCAGGCAACGCTGTTAAGTTGCATGATACTGACCCGCTAACTACGACACCGTCTGTATCGGTCACACAAACCATACGAACAGAGTCTACAACTAAAATCACTTTTGATGTTGATAAGGGTGCGCATACTAGCGATAATCTTTGGCTGGAAGTAGAAAATTCCGGTAACACTTCTAGTGATTCGATTAACGTGGCAGTACGAGACGACCCAGGAGCGGGGGCGGTAGCCACGAGAGCTAACCCCTCAGACACAGAGTTTCAGTCAGGGCAAGCATTTAGCTTCAACTTCTCTGAGTACTTCCACGCTGTGGATGTTCAGGATACACTGAGCTTTACAATCTCAGGGCAGCCCGGAGGTGTGGATATTAGCACTGACGGCATTATCTCTGGGGTAATCTCCGAGGGAGAGGGCGCGAGCAGTCCGTTTTCGGCAACGGTGAGGTGCACAGACTCTGACGGGAACTTTGTAGAAGACACATTCTCGTGGACTGTGTCTCCCGATAGCCCCGGAGGAGTATCGTCCACAAACAGTTCTGATAACGTCAGAAAGTCGTTAGGAGCGAGACTACTAGGAAGGCTGTAATGAGCAATGAGGTGGAGAGAAGCAGGGATGGCCGATGGCTCCCCGGAAAGAGTGGTAATCCGTCAGGAAGACCACCAAGCAGGAAAAATCAGATTACGGTCCTCAAGCAGGACCTCGAGATCGCCATACGGGACGGTCTCAAGAAGAAGGATATAAACGACATCGTGCAGAGCATGGTGACGTTAGCGAAGACGGGCTCCGTGCAAGCTGCGAAGCTGGTCCTAGACAAGACGATCTCCAACGCCCGAGACGTAGAAGACGTGCAGAAAGACGGTGGAGGGGTCCGTGTCGTGATTGAGAATATCACGGTAGGGAGAGAGACAGAAACCATAGAGGCAGAAGATGCCGATTACGAAGAGATAGAGGAAACCTAATGTCATCTGGAGCAAGTAAGTCTAAGCAGGCTCGCGAATCACAGAGCGGTGGTGGTCAGATGGTTGGCGGAATGAAACCCGTTAACCGTGCTACTGTGCCTAACGTATTTGGCAAGTCTGGTCAGGGCGACAACCAGTCTACGAGTCGCGGTAAGGGTCGTACGTAAAATCTCTTAGGGAGAGATGAGAGATTTTCAGGTATCGCTGCACCCAGGGCAAGCAGCGATATACAACAGCCCGAAGAGGTTCAGAGTATGCGCAGCGGGACGACGCTTCGGCAAGTCCCACTTTGCAGCTTTGATGCTTGGCATCGAAGCCCTGAAGAACGAGCACCACGTCGTAGATGCCAGCGGCAATGAGATAGTCCACAACCTGACCCTGGAACATGGAGTTTATTATGTAGCTCCTACGTTCGATCAGGCTAAGCGTATTATGTGGCCGAAGCTCAAAGAGCTGCTAGGGTATGAGCAGACCGGGGGGTTTATCCGGCGAGAGAATGTAAATGATGGCTGGCTGGAGTTAATCTCAGGCAGGCGAATTTACATTAAGGGCGCGGATAATCCAGACTCCCTGCGGGGTATCGGCCTTTCATACGTCGTACTGGATGAGTACGCCGATATGAAGAATCTCGTCTGGGACGAGATCATCGACCCTGCACTGATGGACGTGAAGGGTTCTGCCTTGTTTATCGGGACACCGAAGGGCAAGAATCACTTCTACAAGCTGTTCATGGGGGCTATGGAAGGGCTTCCAGGTTTTGAGGACTGGGAAGCATTTCACTTCAAGTCCCTCGATAACCCCTTCATCGACCCTGCAGAGATCGAGCGTATTATGCGTACGTCTAATCGCTCGATGGAAGTTATCAAGCAAGAGGTTGAGGCTAGCTTTATCTCAGGTGGTGGCTCAATCCTCCGTCCTGAGTGGTTCGAGGTCATCCCCAGTCTGCCCAGTGTGGACGGGCATCTGAAAGATGCTCAGGGGAATAATATCGCAACCAACAATATTGCGGTAGACGGAGGGGTGTATATCACTGTTGACCTTGCTGGCTTCATCAAAAGTCAGGGCAAGCGCATTAAGAGTGACTACACGGTCATCTGTACTACCATGTGTACCCAGGACTCGTGGTACGTTCTGGACATACAGTACGGCCATTGGGACACCAGAGAGATATCACTGCGAATTATGCGCACGGTATCTCGTCATCCGTCCTGCCGGCTAGGCATCGAGCAAGGGGCACTGATGCACGCTATCGGTCCTTACCTCGAGGACGAGATGCGCAGGTTTAATCGCTACGTGACCGCAGAAGAGCTGCGTCACGGAGGCACAAAGAAGATAGACCGGATCACCGGGGCACTGCAGGGACGCGCAGAGCGCGGACGTATCAAGCTACTGGAAGGGCAATGGAACGAGGAATTTCTCTCGGAATGTGCTGACTTCCCCAGCCCCCTGAGTCACGACGACTTGATTGATGCGTTGGCTTATGTGGATCAGATGGCAACAGTAAACTACGCTACACCAGGAGACTTCGATGAATGGGAGCCGCTGGACTTGGATTCAGGATATTAAATGAGCTTTGTACCTACACAGGGTAACGAGATTTTAGTAGATACGCCGGCTTCGGCGCAGCAGGGGAAGTCTACGCATACTCCCGGCAATGGCCTGACGACATGGCTCGTGTCTCGTGCTGCTAAGTGGCGTGACCATCGTAGCTCAGGGTACCAGAAGCGATGGGCAGAGTACTGGAGGATGTGGAGAGGGCAGTGGTCTGCCGAAGACCGCAACCGGCTTAGTGAACGCTCCCGCCTGATTGCTCCTGCGCTAGCTAACGCTATCGAGATGAATGTAGCTGAGATCGAAGAGGGCCTATTTAGCAAAGAGGTCTGGTTCGACATATCAGATGACCTCGCTGATGAGCAAAAGCTCGATGCTACGATTGCTCGCGACAATCTTCGCGAAGATTTAGATTTATCAAATACTCGAGATTGCTTCTCCGAGTCTGTGTTGAACGCAGCTATCTTCGGTACCGGAATCGTTAAGATTAATGTGGAAGTCGTTGAAGACGACGTACCACAGCGTAATCCGACTACTATGCGTCTGGAGCGCGGTGGCAGGGAGCGCGTACTCGTGACGGGTGAAAGTATCCGTCCCGACGAGTTTATCCCAGACCCCGCAGGTCGTACGATCGGGGAGATGCTTGGCTGCTTCCACGAAGTCAGGAAGCCCCTGAATGCCGTACTTGAGAAGATCGCATCGGGAGTGTACGACAGTCGCGCACTTCCGTTTTTAGAGCCGGGTAACCCGACAACAGCGAATGACATAGACCCACAGGACCCGCAATCGACTATATTCGCTACGGCTTCTGACGAGGTCACAGTGCTGGAATACCACGGCAAGGTGCCGGCCAGCCTTTTGGCTGTGACTCAGGCACAGGAGAGCCCTCTGGACGAGGTGCTGGCTGCTGACATGAGCCAGAGGCCAGATCAGGGCGATGGGCCGATGGTGGAAGCCATCGTAACGATTGCGAACAACGGGGTGATCCTCCGTGCTATGGCAAATCCGTTTGTCATGAAAGATCGTTCAATAATCGCTTACCAGTTTGAGAAGGTTCCCGGACGGTTCTGGGGACGCGGTGTATCTGAGAAAGGGTACAACCCCCAGAAGGCTCTCGACTCTGAGGTGCGTGCACGTATTGATGCCCTGGGGTACATCTCTGCACCTATGCTGGGTATCGACTACGGTCGTGTCCCGCGGGGCTTTAAGATGGAGGTTAAGCCCGGTAAGGTATTCCTGACGCAAGGACCTCCAAGTGAGGTCTTGAGTCCGATTAAGATCGGTGAGATTAACGCAGCGACATTCAATCAAGCCGGCGAGATGGAGCGCATGGTCCAGATGGGAACGGGGGCATTTGATACCGCGACCGCTCTCACCTCGCAGGGTGCCAATTCCTCTGGACCTTCGGCAAGTAACATGTCGGCTACGATGGGAGCGTTCGTTAAGCGAAGCAAGCGTAGCATAAGAAATGTCAACGACAACTGTGTAGCAACATTCATCAAGAAAGCGATGTGGCGTTACATGCAGTTCGATCCTCGTCGCTACCCGGAAGACTTCAAGTTTGTAGTTAAAGCCTCTCTTGGGATTGTCGCTCGCGAGGTCGAAGCTATGCAGCTGACGCAGTTGATGGCGATGCTGCCAGAAGGCTTCCCTGGCCTGAAGATGGTTACAGCTAAGGGTATCATCGACATGAGCAGCGTACATAACAAGGCCGAGATCATGCAGGCTCTGGAGCAGGCGATGCAGCCTCCTCCGCCGGAAGAGCAGCAGAGACAGCAAGAACTGTCTATGCTTGAGTTTGAGGCTGCGAAAGCTGAGGCTACGCAAAGTCTGCTAGAGAACCAGAAGCTGATGGCAGATATCCGTCTGGTACTGGCAGAGGCAGCTGTTGCTAACCGCAAGGCTAACGTCGAAGAAGTTAAGATCGAGCAGGAGCAGCAGCGTATCGAAATCCAGGAAGAAGAGCTGGACCAATTCGAGCAGCAAAATGAAATCGCACAGAAGAGACTGAAGCTGCAAGAAAGGCAGCTTGAACTAAAGACAAAGGAGGCTTCCAGTGCCTAAGGGAAAGCAGCAGTTACGCTCGACAAAGGCCAAAGAGTACGAAAGGAACATCAAAAAGCCTGTACGCGACCCCGCAGGTCGTGTATCTGATCGCGATAGGGCTAATTTCTGGAATTAATTAAGTACATCTGGGGAGAGAGATGCTAGATGCAGAGATTTTAAAGAATCTGCCCGACGAGTATAAGCAGGAACTCGTAGAGTACGAGGAGACCTTCGGGTCGAGCGGGTGGAAAAAGGTTATGGCTTGGGCTGAGCGATCAGCCGAAGAGGCCAAAGACAGACACTTCTA